GTAGCGTTTCTCTAAGTCCACTTTCTAAACTTTCTGAGGAGTCAATTACTTTTGTTGCTTTTGCGCTAATAATGGACTCAACTCCGATTAAGATATGTTCTCCATTAATTCTTGTTAATTTGATTACTAATTTCATGGTTTTTTTTTAATCGTTTTGGCTATAGTATTCCTCACATTCTAAATCTTCTTCTGCAATTTTTACTAATTCAAAGTAGTCTTCAGTATCTTCGTATCTTTCTGCGATATTTTTAGATAGTTCTACTAATTCAGCAAATGCTCTTGCTTCATCTTTTGATAAGTCTTGCTGAGGTAGATTGTTGTAACAATCTTGTAATGCTAATAATGTGTTTCGGTAACGGCAGTAACTCATGTTCATAATTTCTGTTTTTTAAGGTTTGTAATTGTTAATTGTTTTGACAAATCTACGGAGTTAATTTGTATAATCAATATATTTTAACAAATATTTAACAAAAAAAAAGCAAGTTATTTTTAACCTGCTCTTTAAACTTAATGTTTATGTCTATTTTTCTTGTTCAAGTTTTTTCAAGTTTTTTTCATAATTCTTGATATTCTTTCCAATTCTTTCAACAGTTGTTATATGTATTCCACGTTCTCCACGCAAAAAACCTAATAGTTGAAGAGGGTGTATTCCAATTTTCTTGGCTACTCCTGAGGGTGTATCATGTGTATTCTCAATGTGTTTTTCAATCACTTTGATTATTTCACTTGTGATATTCTCTAAATCATGTACGTCTTTAATTTTCATAGTTCTTTCTTAAAATGGTAAATCATTATCCTGTTCATACTCCTTAAATTGTTCTTCTTCAAAGTTAGCAACTATTCCTGATTGGGACTTTTCTGACGAGGACCTTTCTGATTTTGTGTCTTTGATTAAACTCATTGACCAAATCTCTAATGTAGTGAAATACTTTTTAACTCCTTCAGCATTGATCCACTCTCTGCCTTTAATGTTAATCGAACATTCTACTAAGTCATCTACTTGGTAAAAGTCTAAAATAGACGTTCTGTCCTGAGTAGCAGTCAATAAAATCATTTGAGGGTATTGCTCTAATGTTTCTACAACTATTTCTTGCTTTTGAAATTTGTCACTTACTTTTTGTACTTTGTTTTTTACAACAATCTTTCCTGATACTTTGCTCATTTTTACTTTATTTTATAGGTTAAATTTACTTTTTAATTGCTTCCATTCCTGTCTGCATTGTTCTATCTTATTTACTATCTGCATTTCTAATACATAATCTCTTTCGTACATTAACGTTGTTATCCTCATGTTTAACGGCAAATCATTTACCTTATGCAAGTCTGCTTGTTCCCATGCCGGTAACAACTTTGGGTTGGTTTCTATTAGGCAATAATCTAAGTATGCTATATCTCTATCGTATAACATCATGTATGCACGAAGTTGCCATATGTAAATTGGGTTATGAGCGTCTTCATAAAACAGAGGGTGCGTTCTTTTAGACCAAGGCAACTTTATGTCTCTTACATATTTGTCAGTTACTATATCTGCTGTGCCTTTCATGTAATCATTGGTCGCCATTATGACGTTTTTCGTATAATCTTTGTCTAACGCTATATTTAACAAATCAATGCCTTCTTGTTCCTGAGTAATTCCTTTCTCTATTTCTTTTCCTGAAAGTTGTTCTTCATAACCTAAATGCACCTTTTTGAATATCGTCTTTACATACGTTTTTGCACCTGCTGATAACTCGCCTTCTTTTTTGCCTGAAGCCATTATATTTCCTAATGCACTTGGTCTTAACATTAATTCGTTTTCTTCGTTTAGGTATCTACTTTTCATTTGTCTTTTTTATTCGTGTTAAAATTTACCTCTGCCAATAAATACTTGACATTTCATAACTTCATCATTAATGAAGATTAAGTACTTGAAAAATTTTCTCATGTTGGGTTATTTATTAGTTCTTTGATTATTTCGTTTTGTTCATCATTTAACTCAAATGTGGCTGTCAATGCTTCTACAGTGTATTCTTTGATTTTAATTTTATTTATTGCATTTAAGAACCTCTCAGAATTGATTGCACCTTTTTTCTTTACTACTACTTTGACAATTTCAGGTTTGTCTGCTATGTCATTTGAGTGCGTTGAGTCTGCGTCATCTATTTTACCTGTCGGAACTAAGAAGGCATAAAGCAATGCGTATTTTAAGGCGTATGTCGTTGCTTTTCCTGCACCTTTGTCTTGCGAGTCTACACCTTGTCCATATCCACATATTTCAATGCTTTCTCCACTTTCGTGCATTAACAAGTATTTTGTGTTGACTTCAGTAAAAGTGCTTTGCTTACGCTTGACTCCATATTGACTTGTTTCTTCCCATTCTGCAGTTTTGGTTGAAGACAGAATTTCTATTGGCAGCAATACTAATCCATGTTTAATCATTGCTGAACCAATTACTTTTTTTACTTCTTGGTCGGAAACGCCTTTATATGACATTTGTCCTGTTCCAACTACCATTGTTTTGTCTATGCCTTTGACGTCATTCATTACGCCTAAAATTGCTTTTGTTATGTTTGCTTTCATCTTTAGTTAAATTCGTTTGTCCAATTCAAAAAATCTCTATACATATCATCTTCTTCTTTTCTGATGAGTTCTTCCTGATGTTCAAGGCAATTTTCATGACTACCTTGATACAAAATTTCTCCGTTTTCTTCTTCTATTAAAGCAAACAAATCTATTTTGCTGTCTAACTTAATTATCGTCATTTTCATCTTTTTTAATTACAGTTAAACCTAATTGTTTACAGGCATAATTAATATGCTTTGAAGTTGTTGAAGACCACCAACCTTGTAATTCGGCTGTTCTGTCGTCCCAATTAATTTTTGCTACAAGCGTATTATACGATTGTACCCAATCTGTGTTGTCTTTGTAGACAATACTTAAATTCTGTTGATACTTGTCAAATTTTCTCATGTTTTTTTTGTTTTTGTTAGTACTTATTTATTGTGTTATGCAAATCTACAAATTTATTTAATATAAAACAAATTTATTTTGTTAAATTTTTCCTTCGTCAGCGTATGAGTAGTAACCTTCATCAGTTACTATAATATGGTCTAAAACTGTTACGTCAAGTATTTTACCACATTCGGTTAATTTTGCTGTTATTTGGTTATCCTGAGTGGAAGGTTTCAAATTTCCACTTGGGTGGTTATGACTTACGATTATTGCAGAAGCACCTAATTTTAACGCCATTGTAAAAACAATTTTTGGATCCATAATGCAACCTGCTACGCCACCACTTGATAGTCTAAAAAAACCTAATACTTTATTACACCTATTAAGTGCTAAAATTATTGCTTCCTCAGTCCAATCTAATGTATCTTCATCATACACTTTTAACAACAAGTCATATCCTTGCTGAGAAGTTACAATTTTATACAGTTCACTTTTCTTGACTTTTTCTATTTTTAGTCTTAATTTAATTTCAGGTATTTTCATGATAACAACATTTTAGTTAGTACACAAATGGCAGACATAATTGTCAACCAAACTATTATTGCAAATGTCTTTTCTTTCATAATTCAGCAGTAAAATTACATTCTCCATTTTCTTGTAAACAATTTCTAATCTTTATACCTAATTGAAGGTCTGCGTATTCGTTTAAATTATGCTTAGATATAGGTGTAGTATGGTTCTCTAACATTTCATCGTTATATGACGTGTTTGCAACAAAGAAATCATCAATTACTTTTAACAATGGTCCTAAATTATTTTCAATTCTTTCTATTTCTGCTATAACTTCAGGCAAATGTTCTTCTTCAAATTGATATTCAATATACGAGGGTTCGTATTCATGACCTCCAAACCTGTTGGCTGCAGTACTTGATTGAAGTGCGAACCAAAACTTTCCGTTTATATCTCCACTATAGTATCTTCCCATTTTTTCTAATTTTAGTAATACTGAATAAAATCTTTATTAGGACTGTCAAACGTTTTGACAACCCACTTCCATGCTTTTTCGTATGTTTCAAAGTTTTTTCGTGTTTTTTTGTAGCCGTTTTTGTAATCTAAAAAATCTACGTAAACTATCATGTTTGTTGCTTTCATGTTTATCTGTTTTATATTGACATCATCCAACCCAATCTGTTCTGTTCTTGGTATTCAGAATAAGTACACCTTCTTAATGTAGTTTCGTCAATTCTTAATTTGACATGTGTTGGGTACTTTTCTTCATGTTCTCTATTTTTCTTGTGTACCTGAGCAATTGCTTCTTTTTTAGTTTTTGCCCATTCGTCATTGAAGCCACCACCAATCCAATTGAATAAATAAAGGTATTCTCCATTTTGGCTTTTGTAAAGTTTTTCTTTTTTCATTTTTAGTTGTTTTAATTTGTTTTGACAAATCTACATAGTTATTTTGTATATCCAAACGAGTATAACATATTTTAACAAATATTTAACATTTGCAAATTACATTATTCCTTGGTTGCTGATTTCTTGTTCTTTCTTTAGCATTGATATATGTTGCATTAGCGTATTGTTTACGTCATGCGCTGACTCAATGAAGAATTTTAACTTATGGTATTCATTTTCTGAGTTATTCTCAATTTCAACGTGTGCTATTATTCTCATTCTACAATATTCATTGGCTTTTGATACTGCAACATTATCGTCAATCATTTCTGTCATGATTTTTCTACGTGCTGACTCTGTTTCAAATTCATTTTGCTTCCACGTTTGCCTGAGTTCAGATAGGTTTTTTGACAAACTAAATAAGTACGTTGATAACGTTTTTCTTGCGTGCATTAATGAACTGATGTTATTGAAGTCTTTCTCCAAATTTTGATACCAATTTACTACTACGCATATTTCATCTAAGATAACATTTTGCATTTTTCTTTGTATTTTTTTGTGATTTCTATTAATTCTTGTTTACTCCATTTTTTAACTTCATGTGCTTTTGCTTGTAATTCTAACAATCTGCCTACTCCTATTCTAATTTGAATACCAATCTGATAGTTCAATAAATTACCACTTAAAAAAGTGTTACATGCTTCGCATTGTAAATGGACGTTGTCTTCATCAAACCTAACTGCTGAGTGTCCACCCTGCGAATAATAATGACCTGCATTTTCTTTCTTGCAAGGTTTGTTGCATGATATACAGTTTTCACCTTTATCCCTAAGCCGAATAAATCTATTAAAAACTTGCTGAGTAATTTTCAGATAGTCTGAGGTTGTCATCAAATTTTCTTTCATTTTTTTTTTCGTTATATTCCATGTTTTTGCTTCGCTTTTTTCTCTGCTTTCTATTTTTTGTAAAGCGTCAATTATTTTACATTCTTCCTTCCAACAATACTTCTCTAAAGTGTTAAATCTAAATTGGAAAGGTTCGCTACAATTTTTACATTTTTTCATACTATTTTTTTAGAACGGATTATCACTATTGAAACCTTCGTATGTCGTTTTGTTGGGTGTAAAACCATTATTCTGTATTACTATCCATTTGCTTGTTTGCAAATCTAAATTAAATTCTACAATAGGCGTGTCTCCTTCTCGGTTTTTTGCTACAATAAATTCTGCAAAGTTTTTCATGCTGTTACCTGCGTCATCAAAGTCTTTTCCGTAGTATTCAGGTCTATGCAGAAACGCTACTATTGAAGCGTCCTGTTCAATTTCTCCACTTTCTCGTAAGTCAGGCAGTATTGGTCTATTACCATGCTTTCCTGCGTCTCTACCTAATTGAGCAAATGCAATACATGGAATTTTCATGTTTTGACAAATATATTTCAATCCATTTGAAACCTCAGTAACTTGTTCGTATCTGCTTTTGTTTTTAGTCGGAGTAATCTTCTGCAAATAGTCAACAATGAATATATCAACAGAATTAGCGTATTTTAACTTAGTTAATTTCATTTTGATTTGTTGGATATTGTGACTACCTTCAATAAGCGTTATATTCTTCATTTGAGGCATAGAAACGGCTGTGTGAATACGATTAAGTTCCTCATTTGTACAATACCCATTTTTTATCTTATTTGAGTCTATTCCTGTTAAGTTAGCAATTATTCTTCGCATTAACTGAGCGTTTGACATTTCTAAATTGAAAAATACTACCTTCTTGTTTTCATGAAAAGCCAACTGAGTTGTAAGCGAAACACCAAAGGACGTTTTGCCCATTGCCGGTCTTGCACCTATTACCATTAAATCTACAGGTTCTAACAATATATCGTTATCTATTTTTGGATATCCTAAAACAATGCCACCTAACTCGCCTTTTTTGGCTTTTTCATGCCTTGATAAGACGTTCATAACAACGTCCATAGTTGAGTCTTCAGTTATGAGCATTTCGGCGTTAAATTGAACTATTCCTTTTTCTAAAATTTCAATGTACTTGTTTAAGTCAATTTCGGTACTAACTAAACTTACTAATTGATTATGCGTTTCTACTACTCCACGATTAAGATATTCTAACTTAATTATTTCAATCAAAGCGTCATAATTGTACAACATAGAATTGGACGTCACTAAGGATATGCAGTCTGAGGCATATACTACATATTGCCTATTATTTTCTTGCAGAAGTTTGGAGGTTACAGTCAACAAGTTAACTTCTTTATTCTCTACAATTAAATCTTGAATACAGGTATAAATTGTCTGTTCTGATGTTTCTTTGAACCATTCTTGCTTGACTTTACCAAAACACGCTTTGACTTGGTCAGGTTTGACTTCCATTAATATGCCTAAAAGTGTCTTATTAAGATTGTTCATGTGCGTTGTATTTTGCTGATTTTACTTTTGCTGAATTGCTATAACTATCTAAGGTTTTGGCTGTACTAAAATACATGATTGTGGCGTACTTGTAATTATTTTCTTTATGCCATTTGTCCTGCTTGACGTTCTTCATGCTATTTATGATACATTCTTTTGTGAAACCTTCTTTTAATCTTGCTTGATAAGATTGCTTTGCACGTGTCGGAACTACCTTACAATTTTTACTGAACATTTGATTAAAAAATAACAACAAATTTTCATAGTCAATTTTGACGGTTGTCGAAGACAAATTAATCTTATTTTCTATTCTCTTCTCTTCTCTTAATGCTGAAGGGTTGTTTAAGGGTGGTTGCTCTTGTGTTGATACCTTGCTTAAAGACTTCATGTAAGCACCCTTTTTACCTGCGTCTGATAGTTTTTGTTTACTGCTTTTGAAAAGTTCGTATTGTTCATTAAGAAACTTAATTTCAATTATCTGTTCATCAATGATATTAATTAGGTTGCTTTCTATCAAAAATTGTATCTCATCTTTGGAAATTCGTAATTTTTTACATGCTAATGACAGTTCTAAATTACATTCTTTGTGCCAATAGTACGAACACAGATTAATAAAAATACCCTGAGTTTCATAAGACTCTAATACAATATCTCCATTTAGCCACTCACTTGTAAAAAACTTAAAGTATGGTAAATCTGTACTCATTTTTTATTCATTTTTGATTTGAAAATTTGACACCAATTGCCGTTTATCATTTCTTCTCTATATT